GCTATGTACCTCCATTTAACCCCAAAGATATTCGAGACAACATCCTCAACTTCCTCGATGGTAATCCTATCAAAAGGATGAAGCCTTGGTTCAGAGGTTTCAAGGGAAAAGTGTTTGAACAAGATGATGATTCGTGGATGACACAAGGTATGTGGAGCGCCATTGGAAGAACAGTTAAGGTGACTGAACTCCCACCGGGACGCTGGACCCAAGATTACAAAGAACATCTGGATACCCTCGTTGAAAAGAAAATCATTAGTGGTTTCACGAATAACAGTACAACAGAGAATGTGGATTTCCTCATCCAAGACTACAATGGTAAAGATGTCGTCAAGGATCTCAAGCTTCAAAAGACTTTCCGAACCTCGAACATGCATCTGTTCCACCCTACACGAGGTATCCACAAGTATGAAACCCCTGAAGATATTCTAACAGACTTCATAACCATTCGTCGTGAATATTATGACAAGAGGAAAGAGTATCTCATCAAGGTTCTTGAGGCTAAATCTAAGATGTGTGACTACAAGTCTCGTTTTGTGTCTATGGTTATCAACGGAGATATTGTGGTCTTCCGTCGCAAAAAACAGGATCTTGAGAACCAATTGTCTGGTCTATTCCCAGAAGTAAATGGAAGCTATGACTACCTTCTAAACATCAAGACAGTTCAGTACACGGATGAGAGTGTCAGAGAGCTTTTGGCGCAGTCCAAACAGGCAAAGAAGGAACTCGAGATTATGAAGTCTACTTCTCCTATGACAATGTGGAAAGATGATATTAAAAATATGTAGACAATAGATAAGTATGGGTGAAGCGGCAAAGATTTCACTTAAAGCTATTGGAAAGCAAGATACATACTTGCTTTGCAAGAATCCAGCGGAATCTTTCTTTAACCCAAATACTACGAAAAGACACTCGAATTTTAGAAAGTATCATAGGAGTAAGAATGTCATCAATACCGGTCAGATTCCTAATTGGCCATTCGGACAGACCATCAAGGTGCAGTTTAATCCCCAAAACATGGGTGATCTTTTGAGTAATCTTTGGTTGAGTATAAAGATGCCTCGAGTTACGAATGGAAATTATGCAGATCAATTGGGTCGTCATATTCTCAAAAGTGTCGCAATGTATGTGGATGATACCGAACTTGAAAAGATTGAAGGTGATTGGGGAATCATTTATGATGAGTTGTATTTAGAACTTTCAGAAAAAGTGGCGAATAGGTTTCTTGTAAATAGAAGTATAGGTTTCGATGACTCAACAAAAACGGATTCAGTTTCAAGACTCGAAACAGATCTCATGATTCCATTACAATTTTTCTTTGCACGCAAGTACGCGAGTGATGAGTATACTACGAATAAACCAAATAGACCCTACTTCCCTACATGTGCCGTACATAAACAGAAAATTGAGTTTGTACTAGAGTTTCATAACCAGTCATTTTTTACTGATACACTTGATACATTGGTTCTCGATGAATTCAAGCTCATCACGGAAGAGATGACGGTGAGCCCCGAAGAAAGGAAATATCTTGGACACGAACCTCAGACTATTGTGACGGATATCGTTCGAAAACATCCAACGACTGTGAGCGAACTCGGCAATCCGATAATCCAAACGAATCTCGTTCCGAACATTCCCGTTAAATGTCTTCATTGGTTTTTAAGGAATACAAAGTTTGAGATTGAGAATGAGAGTGTAGCACTCGAACCCAAGCAATTAGGTGGAAGTATTATAGGTACTAACGCGAATGATGACTCGGGATACTCGGTGGCCATATCACCTGATGGAACCACTATAGCTATAGGTGAACCCAAGTATGAGTTACAGGTTGATACCAGTCCAGAAGATGGTATCATAGATAATCCTAATCAAAATAAGGGTCGTGTCCGTGTATTCAAGTTAGTATCGGGATCGTGGACACAATTAGGTTCGGATATTAACGGACTCGTTGATGGTGAATTACTAGGAACATCTGTTTCTTTATCTGAAACGGGTACAGCTCTCGCCATCGGTTCACCCGGATCGGATATAACACGTGTGTATCAATACACTAATGAGTCATGGACCCAATTGGGTTCGGATATCACGGGTACAGCGTCGACTAAATCGGGAACTTCTGTTTCTTTATCTGGAAACGGAACACATGTTGTCATAGGTGCACCCGAATATACGGATGTTGGATTTACAAACAGGGGTCGTGTACAAGTATGGTATTACACTATCGCACTAGGTTGGCAGCAATTGGGTGGAAATATGGACGGTGTTGGTGGCGGAGATTTTTCGGGTAAAGCAGTCTCGATTTCAAATCCAGTGACTAACGGTGGTACAGACTATACAGTAGCTATCGGAGCGTATGGTCACCAATCGAGTCGGGGACACGTACGCATATTTGCATATAACGGAAGTGTGTGGACTCAACGAGGTTCCGACATTGATGGAACATCGTCGGGCGATGAATTTGGGACTTCAGTTGACCTTTCCAAGAATGGTTCGTACCTCATCGCGGGTGCTCCTAAAAGTGGTGGTGGTACTGGATACGCCCGTGTATTCTTTTATAATACGTCTACTAGTGCATGGATACAGATCGGACCGGCTATAAACGGTGTCACTATCGGAGAACAGTCTGGTACATCCGTTTCTGTTTCAAACACCGGTACTCGGGTAGCTGTAGGCACACCACTCGCGAATAAATCGAGAGTGTATAACTTTACAAACGTTGGTGGTGTGTTTGCGTGGGATCGTTTACACCATGATTTGACGGGGACTGGAAACGGTGGTGCTTTATCTATGGCTGACGAGGGTTTACGTGTGGTCACAGGCTCTCCCACTTTCAACAATAATGTGGGACAAACACAGGTTTTCGATCTTCCAACAAATGATGAAGAACTTTATTTCTGTCAAAACAGATTCAATTTTTCTTCAAACGTGGATTTCGATGATCAACTCACATTCTTTAATCCTGTCATGAGAGATGCGAGTTTTTTTATTAACGGTACACGTCTCCCTAATGTGACCAATACGAATCACAATTATTTCAAGTACCTCATCCCATACAGGATGCGTCTTTCTAGGCCCATTAGGAATATTTACACGTATAGTTTCTCGATGAATCCGATTAATGTGGAACCGTCGGGAAGCTTGGACTTTGGTGAGATACAATCCGATAAAACAAAAATCGAAGTAAATCTCGACACGACAAAAGTGGACGTGTCTTCAAATACATATTCTTTACACATGTATTACACGGGGTACCAAACGTTTATTTTTGAGGGTGGTCGGGTGACACCGGTCGCTTACTAAATAGAGTCGTTTTGTTACTCGAAATATAGTCGATAATCTTATTCTTGATACACCATTTGATGAAATTTAACTGTGCCAAAGTCGTATGAATTTCATGAGATGTTCCGGGAACAGTGTATGCGAACTTTTCTGACCGACAAAAGGGGTCAAACAATTTTTTACTGTACCCATCGAGACTTGACTTGTATGCATAATGTACCGTAAAGAGTTTTCCATCCGTTGTTTTGTAAGATGTATGATTTTTCTTTGCATAATTCGTGATAAACCATTCAAGATTTCTCAGTGAAATACCACTCGTTTTGTCTAGTATATTCAATAACTTGGACCTGTTTCCTTCTTCGTTGTAAAATGAATTTATTGATGTTAGTAGAATATCTGTTTTACTCATTAACAATAATAGAATCCAAATCTATAAGTCCCTTCGATGAAGAAGATTTCTCACAGCCCGGACACCCAACAACATTTCTAAATCCCGGTCCATGTGTGTGACCACTTATACTTTCGTGCGTTCTTTGTTTAATTTTTTCACCCTGTTTCTGATGCTTTCCACAATAGCCTCCGTGATTACCCTTGAATGTACATCTCGAACCATCCGGTTTGGTACCTCTACAAATAGGGTTTGATGAAAGAACTGGTATATCTTTTAGTAATGATGCCAACTTAATCTGATATTTGTTCGAGATAATTTCCGCGTATGATGTCATCATCGAATCGATGCGCATTTCCAGTTCATCTTCGAATACCTCTACGATTTTGTCTCTAAAACTCATTCCTTATTCTGTACTTGTTCGTATTTTTTAAATAAGTCTTCAATACTTTCTTCACGAGGAACTCTAGCATTTTTTATACGAAGTTTAAGATTGACGATCGTTCCATCTGTTTCAAGACCAAGCTTTTTACACTCTTCGATGAGTTCAGGTTTTTTCATCGTGCTCAGGGCCGGTTCTCGTTTCTTGGGTGGCGGTTTACATTGATTAATGAGTTCACCGAAAATTTCCTGTTTTGTATTTTCAAAAAGTGGATCTAGAAGATCACACACGGGGTTCAAAAATTTATTGATGAAGTAATACTTGTAGTCTACCGGTACGTTATTTTCTTCGACATACTTTGGATCTTCAGATTTTTCAAACGCTTTTGCCTTAGGATCACCTGTATTCGTGAGCAGATACGGGACGCGGTCACCAGATTGAGGTTCGGAACCAGGTTTACGCATGCGCATTTTATTAACAACTTGGACGTGTGCTTGGTTAATATTGCAACTCTCCGAACTTGTGATTGATACATTTTTACCGTTCACCTTGTATGAATCTGAAAGGGACTGACTAAGAATCAACTTCTCGTTTGGAACGTCACCGGAAAGTAGCTCAACCGCGCGTTCCTTAGCGAGTTCTTTAGGTGGTCCTGTGTCACTCGACGTGAGTACGACATCCAAAAGTTCCTTGCATACTTCACGTACGTGTGGTGTGTTGTCCCGTCGAACAACTTGAAGACCCTTGATGTCTATGTAATCCATGTTCATATTTCCATCCTTGCCTTGTGTCCACAGTTTCGCAGCGTACCGTTTCTTTGAATACAGAAAGTAGGGCCAATATACCTTTTCAAGCTCGAGGTTATTAGGCTTTTTGAAGAGCGCTGAGCACTCCTCGGCGGCTCTCTCACCAATCTCCCAACTGTACTTGACAGCCTCTTCACCTTTCCGGTCACCGACATCAAATTCAACCATGACAGAATCTGTGTCTCCGTATCTCACCTTCGCACCAGGAAAGTTCTTCTCGACGTAATTCTTCGTCTCCTCAATCATCGCACGACCCCTAAACGTCGTCGTCGACGCGATGGGTACACAGGGTAAAATACCTTTTCCAGCACCCGTAAATCCATAGACTGAGTTCATTGAAATTTTATACGCCAACTGCTTACCATTGTAGACCTCCTTCATGTACCCCGTCGCAGCTGCCATATCCTTTTTCGCCTTTTTACGAAACTGCTTGAGTTCCAGTAGAATGGCTGGCAAGAGACTCGGAACATCCTGTGCAAACTTGTATGTTCGATCCCCAATCCTGAATATTTCGTATTCGATACCAGGTATATTACCATAATCCTTTTCGTTCATGACATACGAAGAGTAGCACAGGTTGTGTGCCATCATGATCGAGGGATACAGTGCTTCAAAATCCAGTGCTGTAATTGGTGTATAATACGCACCCTTTTGTGCTTCCAGAACAGTAGCACCTTCGTATGGTTCTTCGGGAAGCTGTCCGTACCGAATCGTTGGAACCATGAATCCCATTTCACGCGCCTTCTTCGTGAGTTGACTGAATACCTTGATTTGCTGACCCCTTTCTACGAGAAAGCACATAGGCACCCACGTCGCCTTTGCCATTTCCAAGAGATTGAGTAGGATACACATCTTCTTCATCAACTTGTGTGGCAACAACGTATCCTTGATACAATACTCAGCAACCTCTCGAAGTTTTACTGGATCACCTTCTGTATAACGAGCAAACATCTCTTTGGGTGGCATGTCAATCTTTTGATCGCCTAGATACAGTTTCGAAACATTATTCAAACTGTATGAATCGAGTTTGTACCCCTTCTTCACTTCATGAAACATATCGAATACGAACCGACCGGACATGGGAAGAAGTTTCAGAACATTGTCACCGAGTGCACTCGAGCTCAACTTCTTGATTGAGATTTCACATTCCTGACTCTTTAATTTTCCAAGTTTGAAAAATTCGGGATCACACCCGGTCATGAAAGCTCTCGTGTAAATGTAATCAAGATCGAAACCAAAGATGTTCCATCCAGTCATGATGTCAACATCCTTTTCATGTAGATACTTTTGAAACGCTTCAAGCATCTCTCGCTCGGTTTCAAAACTGATAATATTTGATCCATCAATTTTCGGATCCGTCTTTTTGTAACAGAGACATGTTTTGTCATAAGGTTCGTCATTTCCAAATGTACACAACGAAATAGCAATCTGAAAACAGGCATCACCCCTCACATTTGGATCTGGAAACTTACCAGTCGAACTATTACACTCGATATCAAACGATGCAACGACGAATGGGGCGATATCATCGCGTGAGACTGGTTTAAGTGTTCTCCAGTCGTTACAGAAAAGGTCGATGTCAACTTTCGCCAGATGGGTTCGTACACACGAGTCACCCGAGTTGAGCCAACCAGTCGACTGGATACCCGTTCGATGCATCAGACGGAGTACGGGATCGATGTTCGATTCAAACACTTTGAACCGCTCCATACCATGCGACATCTGAATCGCACTTTTCAACGTATAATCAACACGACTACGACTTTTTAAATTTTTGAAATCAAGTTTCATGTACGCAAACTCCTTGTTATTTTGAAATCCCCATACATCTTTCGATTTCATGATCGAATAGGATACGAGACATTCGGGGCATTTTTTGTCAAGAACCATATAGATTTCTTGAATAGTCTGTTGTGTAACACGTTCAGGCAATTTGATGAAAAAGTAAGGAGTAAATGCCGTCGTCACACAGATAGATTTACCACCTTCCGTCTTTCCAAAGATACTCACGAGATGTTCGTCATCTGTGTCGACCGTTTCCCATGTGAGTGCCTGAAACTCTACACCCATATTCGCTATAAATGATTCGAGCTAAAATTTTAATATCGTTTACTAATAAATGTCTGCTGCTTTAATTGACCTCGTCTCGGTCGGTGCCCAGGATGTATACATCACCGGTCAGCCCGAAGTGAGCTTTTTCCGTCAGAACTACAAGCGCTACACCAATTTCGCGATCAAGCCCGAACGTCTCGATTACATCGGTACTTTTGCCAGTGGTAATGAGGTCACCATTCCTATTAAGTCGAAAGGTGATCTTTTGAGCTACGTATGGATCGAGGCTGATGATATCGGTGGTGTCGGTAACTCGAACTCTGGTTTCTTCGATAAGGATGATTCCACCACCACCGAATTCCAACTTTGGATCGGTGGTCAAAAGGTTGCCCAGATTGATTCCCTCTACATTCAGGGTGTCCACAATCTTCTATACAAGGATACGCAAGCGAAGGCGACATGCGCCGTGACCCTCGACGAGGTTCCCCAGAATGCACTCGGTTCCGCGAATTTCGCCAACCATTACATTCTCCCCTTCTTCTTCAGTGATGACTGGACCAAGTCTCTCCCCCTCGTCGGTCTTCAGTATCACGATGTTGAAATTCGTGTCAAGTGCCGTAACGGTACCTTCTCGCCCAGTGGCGTCAAGGTGTATGGCACCTATGTGTACCTCGACACAGCCGAACGTGAATTCTTCACCAACACCGAACACGAAATTCTGTTCACGCAAACCCAGCACCAGCTCATGTCCGCGACCGATACTGAAGTTGATCTCACGTATTTCAACCACCCAGTTAAGGCTGTACACGTCGTGTCATCTGAAGCGGATACAAACAAGTGGTCCACCAACTGGACGTTCGATACGGCGACCATGTACATTAACGGTACGCCACTTTTCGAGGACATGTCTGCGACGTTCCATCACAACGTCGTCCCCGAGATGCACTGTTCTATTCTTCCCCAAGATGCTTTGAGTACCGTATCTACGTTCACATGGCCCTTCTGCATCACCATGAACAAGTCTCAACCCACTGGTACGTTAAACTTTTCCCGTATCGACAACGCCAAGTTGTCCCTCAACGGTGGTACGCGTGTCGGAAACATCGTCCGCGTGTATGCGGTCAACTATAACATTCTTCGTATCAAGAATGGTATGGGTGGTGTCGCTTTCGGTAACTAAGTAAATCGCAGTCCACTAAAAAATTATGTAAAAATGGTTAAATCTTCCTCACGACCCCGTAAAGCATCCAAGTTCGTTATCGATCTCGGACCAGAAATAGACCGAGTCGTCAAGAAGAAAAATGCAAAAATCAAAAAGCAGAAGGTAATCATCGCAGAACTGGAGGACAGGCTCCAGAACAGAGGTGATGACCTGAAATTGAAAAAACAAAAGTTATTCATTTCCAGTCTCCAGGAGAAACTGAAACAAGCGGAGACACGTGTCGTCGCGGCGGAAAATGAAACGAGACAGTATAAAGTTCGCCGCACCGGTATAGATAATAAGACGGTAAATTATGCATTTAAAAGGTTAAGGGAGGGATTTTCACTGTCAAGAATGAAACCAAATACGATTCTCCTTATTCAACAGTCTGGAAGGTGGGAAGAGGCGCGAAAGATTAGCGCTCGATTCAAGTTATGCTAGAATCTCTTTCGTCTTATCATACATTCGTTCAAAATACCTGTTTGTCCACCCCTTCTTAAGACGTGTATTCTCGAGTGATCCAGACTTTAAGGAACTCCAAAGATCCAGACGCCCCTCCAAAAAAGTTTTAAACGCATCCATATCATTCGTAGACGTGTAGCGAACCTTTTCACCTTCAAGTGCTTTGTTCATGGCGGTCACGCGGGCATCCATTGAACGCTTAGCAAACTGATCAGGAGTGAGACGAGTGGACACATC